AAGACACTAAAAGAATTAATTGAAGATACTCTTTCTATTCTGTATAGGAATAGTGAGCGTCCTTTTCAGGTTACTACTGGCTCTACTGCTTTAACAGCTAGCGCTACTGACACTGACGTAACTTTAAGTTCTGGTGCTTCGTCTGTTTCGGCCACAGATATTCTTGAAAATGGGCAGGAACTCATGCTGGTTACCTCTAAGGGCAGCGAGTCTACTCCTATTTTCCAAGTCGCTCGTGCTTATGCGAATACTAACGTAGAGGCGAGCAGCACGGGAGATACTCTTTTGATCAACCCCTCATTTTCTAGGAGGGACATCTCAGTATACATACAGCGATGTTTTAAATCCTTGATGAATACGCATCTCCCTGCAATCTCATCTGGTTCATACACCAGAACCAGCAAGAAGCAATACATTGAAATGCCAGCCACCACTGTCAGAATTTTATCCGTCCGGCACATGGTCACATCTACTGGGCGCATTGTTGATGTCGGTGGTTGGCAGTTTGAAGAGGACCTTCCGACTGGTCTCATGTCAACTGGGAAGGCCTTGCGTCTTCCCTCTACTGTGGACGACGATGACTCTATGATAGTTACTTACCAAGCTCCTTATGCTTGGTCTGATACTACTCCTGCTGAGACATCTACGATCTCTATACCAACTGGGGCTGAGGATATTCCTGCCCTTTGGGCAGCTGCTTATGCTGTTTCTCGTCGTGAGGTTACTCGTGGTGACCTTGACAAGATTGAGGAATGGAATCAGGAAGCTGCCATGCGTCAAGGCGTGAACTTGCGTTGGGCTAGGGAGCTTTGGGGCGAGGTGTATCGCCGTGTTGATGATGCTAAGCGTCTTCAGTATGTTCCGAAGTATCGCACGTTCCGTAAGATCCCCCACATTCTATAAGGTAATAATATGGCAGTTCAATATAAAAATTTCGTAGAGGGCACATTAAATGCAGCTATTTCAGGTACTGGTAATCAGGATATAACAGTTAATTGGGCGACCAATGCAACTGTTCCTGCTGCTGGAAGCTTGACTGTTTCTAATTACATGTTGCTTGTAATTGACCCTGAGGGTGCTAATGGTGCTCCTGAAATAGTCAAAGTAACTGCTGTTGCAGGCTCTGGCAATCCTTACACTTTGACTTTAACCGAAAGAGGAGTAGGAAGCTCAAGTCCTAGGACCCATGCTGATGCAAGTAAGGTTGTTGCAGCTGTTACAGCTGAACAGATAGATAACTTTGCTACTAAAGATGGCACGACCTTTACCGGCGATGTGGCTGTTACCGCCGATGTAACTGTTGGCGTTGATGGCACTGGCCATGACGTTAAGTTTTTTGGTGATTCTGCTGGGCATTATGCCCTTTGGGATCAATCAGCAGATGAGCTGGTTTTAGCTAGCGATTCTAAACTTTCTTTCCATGATGCTGCTGGTGGTGAAAACATTGTTGCTTCTGCTGATGGACATTTAGAAGTTAATGCTGGCACTACGTTGGATTTGACAGCGCCAACGATTGACTTGAATGCTTCTACGGTAGTTAATATAGATGGCGAGCTTAAAATTAATGCTCAATCTGATATATTAACTTTGCAAGACAGTGGGGCTACAGGTCAGTCAGGCTATGTTGCTTTTAAAGACAGTGGAGGAACCCAACTTGGTTACATTGGCTATCCGTCAAATGATGACATTTATATTAAAAATGAAGATGCTGATGGCGATATTTATATTTGGGCAGCTTCTGGTAGAACTGTCAAAAGCATAGGAAACGTTGTTGTAGGGTCAGATGGTTCAGGACATGATGTTACATTTCATTCTGATACAGCTGGTGATAGTATGGTTTGGGATTCTTCAGCAGAGAAACTAACCATTACTGGTACTGCTGGTCAAGATGCTTTGCATGTAGCTGCTGGGAATATCAATTTTGATGGCAATTTTGATTTTACAGGTACGCTTTCAGGTACAAGTTCAATTCCTCGCATGGCATACACACACGCTTCTAGCACTAAAGCTACAGTTGCCAGCCATCAATTAGATTCCAACCCATCAATCCTTATATGCGATACTCAACCAACTGCCAGCCTCAACGATGGTGACATTTGGTTTGATATAAGCTGATGGCTAAGATCCAAGTTCGCAAGAATGGTAGTTGGCACACTGTTGCTGATGGGACCAAGATCCAAGTCCGTAAAGATGGCAGCTGGGTTAACCCTACTAAGATCCAAGTCTATAAGAATGGTAGTTGGCACACTGTTTGGAATAAATCTAATGCTGTCACGCTAGTGTTCCAAGCTGTTGACTCTGGTGCTTGGCGTACTAGTGGATGGCGAACATCAGGTGATGTGCGTGTAGGATCATTTGCCGACAGCTCTCAACCAGCAGGTTACGGTGACCATATTGGCTTGATGTCATTTGTTACTGGAAATAACACGAACTCTGCTACAGCAGCTGACGGCACGTCTGTTTCTGCTGACACGTTAGCCAACCATCTTACTGAACGACAGTATGTTACGTCAGCTAAGTTAACTTTGTATCGTACATCAGCAGGTGTAAACCCTATTAACGCTTCTGGTTTTGCTAATTCAGAGAATTGGTATATTGGATATTACAACGGCACTATTGGTTCCGGTACTGCTAGTAGTGATATTGTTACGACTAACAAAACTACTATTAGTGCAAGCACATTGAACGCTCTTGGGTGGAACTACAATGAGTCTCAAGATTTGACAGGTCTTGATACTACGATGGCTGCACAGTTGGGATCTAAAGAGCTATGGATTTCTAATAGGTATGAAAATTTTTCTGCTACTGGTGGGAACGACATGAGTTATAGCACGTTTGATGGCCATAACGACAGTAACAAGCCTACGTTAACTGTGACACTGGACTATGTGGCATGACGAATTTATCAAACGCAACTATGCGTATAGGTGGAAACTCAATAGGGGTAAACGGTGTGGCCGGTAGGCCTATACACGATTCACCCACTGTTACCAGTGTGTCAGCAAGCAATAGTAAAAACAGTGAATCTAATAGCACTGTGACATGGACGTTTGGACAAGGGCAGGGAGATACTCAACATGCTTTCCGTGTCCGTGCACAAGACGATGCTGCTGGTTCAACAGTTTATTATGACTCTGGCTACCAGTACAGTACTGCTACTACTTGGACAGTTGATACTGATGAAGAGGGCATTCCTGCTAGGTACGGTCCTGATGTTTATTGGCAGGTTGATGTGCGATCAGATGAGTACAGCTCTCATGAGGCTATTAGTAGGTATGAGGCTGAGGGTGATTCGTCGGGTATATCATACGACGCTTGGGGCGATGCTCCTTGCACAGTGAACAGTCTTAACGATGGTTCTGGTGCTGTTACTATTACAGGTGGTGCCATTACGATCACTAAAGCTACCGGTCAAACAGTTGCATGGTCTTTAGGAGGAGGAGAAACACAGCATGCGTACAGGGTTATGGTGAAAGAGTTCGCTACTGATAATGTGTTGAGCGACTCTGGCTGGGTCGCAGATAATGCAACGTCATACACTATACCTTACACGTTTAGCAGTGGTTCAAAGTACAAGCTTTCAGTTCAGCTGAAAAATGATTACGGTATAAGGAGCCACTAATGACTACGCCAGCAGAGGACATTGTAGTAATAGACGTAGACATTGATGATGTCTACGATTACGATGACCTTGAATCTGTTGGCAATATCTATCAGGTGGGGATCAATGGCGTGGGATACATGCTCGCTGACGCTCCGAACGAACCTGCTTATAGAAAGCAAGTCGTTCCCCTTGATCCACAAAGGCTTGCCACTACTAACACTCCTTTCTCTGAGGCCATAGAACGATACAGCTTTGCGTCTTTGTCAGACGCTACTGGTGGTGCAGGCCAACGATGGCTTAACCGTGCCACTAGTGATGGGATCATGTTTTATTCTTCTGAGGGAGTTGATCCATTTACTACTGAGGGTGAAATAACGTTGCTGAATACAGCTTCTACTGAAGAGGTGGATAATACTTATGCTTCTGCTAGGTCTACTGTTGTGGGTACTGTGCTTTACACTCAAACAGGTGCATCGGCATTGAAGCATGTAAGTACCCCCGGAGGAACTGAAACTGCTCTGAGTATCACTGATGGTTCTGGTGCTGTTACTATTACAGACCTTACTTCTGATGGCCAGTACTGGTATGCAGCTACAGGCTCTGCCGTGCTGAGAGGAACTACATCTGATCCGGGGGCTAACTGGTCTACGGTTGATTGTTACAAAGTTAAATGGGCTGGAGGTAGAATCTGTGCAGCTTCAAAGAGCTCAGGTTCTACGCCCAACGTGTTTACTACACTCAACCAGTCAGGTGCAGAGGAAAGAACTAACGGTCACATCACTTTCCCAGTTGGTTCAACAGTTCACTTAGGTGGTGAAGCTGGTGGCTTTATTTATTTCGGAGTTGAGTCCGGCTCTGATGGGGCTATCTGGGGTTGGGACATGAGTCTTAATGACTCAGGTGGCCAAAGGTATCCTTTTGAAGCTCTTGAACTACCGTCAGGTTTGGTGCCTACTGCTGTTGGGACAGCAGGAGGGTTTGTTTTTGTTCGTGCGTACAGGCCAGAGGGAGCTAGTAAGGGGCAGACACTGCTATTGCAGTGCGCTCCTAACGAAAGGGGATCTCTTGTGGCTACTGTCGTGGCCGAGCTAGCCCCTGTCGGGACCTCAGCTAATCATAAGGTGGGTGGTTTTGCCTCATCTGGTGACTTCCTATACTTCTCTTGGAAAACTATGTCTAACTCTAAGGCAGGTGTCGGTGCCGTGTACCTACCCACTGGTGGGTATGCCAAATGGTATGAGACAGGAGCTGATGGAGACATAGAAACCATTAACATATGGCAGGGCTTACCTGTCATGACGGTTCAGGGTCAGGGCGTGTACCGTGTGGACACGTCATCCTATGTTACCTCTGGCAACATTGTTACTTCTATAGCTGACGGTGCTAGCGCACTGGATAAGGTCTTTGATGAAGTAGTCGTAGTGTCCGACCCTATTCCTGCTAACGGTTCAATTCAGGTCCATTACTCTCTTGACAATCAAGGCTCATGGGTTGATTTAGGTACATTAAACTCTGCTGGTGTTAAGAGCAAGACGTTTGACGTAGCCAAGACAGGTAAAACCATAGCGTTAAAAGCTACGTTAGCTTTATCATCTGGCTCAACAGCTCCTAAGATGTCTATCTTGCAAGCCATGTACCACCCTATAGGCCTCCGAGATGAGGTCGTTCAGTTTGTTATAGACTGTGGTGATCAATTAACTGGGTTAAATGGTGCTCCTTTACCAGAAAATGGAAACGGTGCAGGGGCTACTAGGGCAAGGACGTTGAGGAACTTGGTTCAGCAACGTGTAAAGTTTCAAGATATTGACTGGCACCTTATAGGTGGCAGTTCTGTTTACGACTGCGAGTCAGTTGAGATAGGAGCAAACATGATATACAGTTCTTCTACCAGCACACAACAGCTGAGACTTTTAGCTACCGTAACATTGAGAAAGGCGAGCTAATGGGTGACGGTGTTATCGCTGCGATTGTTACAGGGGGCTTTGCCCTACTGGGAACAATCATTACAGCAGTGGTAGCACAGATTCGTGGGAGCCGATCAAGGCTCGGAAAGATCTTAGGAGAGATAGCTGACCTTAGGGAAGAGAACAGTACGCAACATGGTGTTACTGAGGTTAAACTAGATAACCTAGGTGAAAGTGCAGAGCGCATTGAAACAAGATTAGATGGCCACATTGAGTGGCACATGGAGAACAAATGACAACATTAATTAAAGCAAAGGAAATACAATGGGTGAACGTGTTAGAGCGTGCTGTTGCCACAACTCTACAGAGCTTTCTTGCTGTATGGATGATGACCGACTGCTCAACACTTCGTGCTGCTGCAGTCTCGGCAGTTGCGTCGGGTCTGTCCGTACTGAAGAGTGCCGTTGCTGAATGGAACAGTAAATTGGAGAAACTATAATGCCATCTGGTAAAGGTACCTACGGTCGCAAGAGAGGCCGTCCACCTAAAAAGAAAAAGAAAAAAAAGTACTAGTGCCTGAGGGTAACGTACCTCTTACCTCTTCTTATGGTAGTGTTACTACTCGTAAGGTAAAGAGGAAGAAGAAGAAATGAAATTCTGTACTCACTGCAATTTGGAGAGCGATGGTAATATCTGGTGCCCTATTTGCAGTAAAGCTTACGACGTTAAGGAAGCTCGTGAGACTCTTGAGTCTCTAAGGTGGAAAGGTTTTACCGGTGAGCACTCTACTAATCCTAAGATGGAAGAGTTCGCTAAGACAGGTGATCCTTCTGTGTTCGCTAAAAAGGGTGCACTGGATTACTCAGGTAAGTAATCGTCGTCGTCGTTGTATAGGCCTGCTAGTAGCTGGCCTACATGTTCATCGTCATAGTATGTTCCATCTAATGGGAAGTGTTGGCTGACTGTTATGGGTATGTCGTCCATTCTTATGACGACTAGTGCAGGCCCACACATGCACGATGCTTCCATGTCACAGTCGTGTATGAACTGTTCTACTGGGACCCTGTGCAGGGACGCTTGTTCTGTTTCTGAGGACAGGAAGTGTTGCCATGCAATCACTTGAGGCTGGGCTTGATTCATCCCAGTCATGACGTGTACTTATCTAACCTACGACCGTCGTTCCTTGGTCTCCCTGCAAACATGGTGTCCACTTCAGCGAAGCTGAGGTACTCTCCTGTTGGTGTAAGGAGACCTTTAACTATCTTTTCATGGTAGTACTCATCAAGATGCTGATGGGGAAGCCTTGATTGAGCGTAATGGAAATAACAATACGAGTACGGTCCATGAGGTTTCTGTTGGCATCTTCCCCATTTAGTTATTGTTTCGCAACTCATCTCTCATTCTTTCCTTAGCTGTCTTCCATATCTTATGGACATATGAACGAGAGAAACCTAGTTTCTTAGCGACATCTACTTTAGTCATCTGGCCCCAAACAATTAGTTCTACCACATTTTTATGGTTCTCAGGGAGTGATTCAACTAGGTTAATCAAGCTCTCTTTGTGAGGGTGTTCCTCTTGTACTGGAGCTGTGAATACAGAGTTAATTATGTCTGGATCAATCGGTGTTTCTCTCATCAATGATTGCCCTAACTCTGTCCACTAGATATGGAATGGTGAAATTGTTTTCAACCACCGCATCCCAGTCGGCATCGTCAAGGCTATCTTCACTAGGGTGAGATAGCTTGGGAGCTGATTCACGGTCAATGCGGATCATAATCCCCCCAAGCTTTTTAACAGCTTTGAACTCGTTAGGGTATCGCACGTCTGTGACTGCGATACCTTTTACGGTCTTGTCCTTCTTCAGCTCTTTGATTCTGGCTGTCACTATCTTCAGCCAAACGTCTTCATCTATCACTAGACGAGCTCCTTGGCCTAGGTTTTGTAGGAACTGCCTAACCTCAGCTGTTTGCTTGGCTGTTTCCCAGCCTTGCACGTTAACGAAATCACTAAGTGGCATACCTCCACCGATAATAGGGTTAGCTTTTAAAGCTAGATCCCTTACACCATCAGCAAAAGATACCTTTTCGTAGAAGAGCCCTTCAGCTACGGTGTCTTTGCCTACCTGTGCTCGTGATCCTAATCCTATTAAGTTCATACGTTGTTAACTCCTTCCCCTAGGCATTCACTGTTGAGCCATGGGGTACTTACCATAGCATGATCACAGTATTCCTGTGCGTCTTTCTCATGTGCCAGACGAGTACATAACGTTAGGTCAACGATCCACTTGCCTTTCTTATGGCCTGTGTTTCCCTCCCTGTTTACCCTCTTCTTAGGAAGAGTTATCATTTCCCAGATAGGGACTATGAATACTCGTGGGTTCTCTTTGTCTACGTTGTCTCTTAGTAGGAAGAACACTTGAGGGTAGTGTCTCATCGCTCTCCTGATGGAGAGCTCGTCCACTATGAAAGCGTTACGTTCTTCACATCCCTCTGGGATGGGCCATCTGTTGGTCATCTTGGAATGCTTTTCCTTGATCTCAATGTACCATCCGGGGGTGTAAATATCTAGGTCATCTTTAGCATTGAATCTCGTAAGCAGTGGACGTGTGATTTGGGACGACACAAAGTGTTCGTACCCTTCACTCCTTTGCTTATCAAGCTTCCGTTGTTGTGCTGTTCTCTGGTATGTTGCCATATTTCTCCTTGAGTAGGTCAATGCCGAACTCTAGGGGCAACACCATTACTGTTGGTGGCGCAGTGGCAGCTCTTCTATCCCCTGCAGCTGCGACCAAAGCCCAGCGACCATCATCGGATACCTCTTGTAGTGCTCTGCACCATGCTGGGATGGCCCAGCTCTTTCTGTGCTTTGCTTCTACAGGGAAAGGAACACCATGAAAGTCGTTGGACTTGTTGTTGGCCTTAGCTCTGTCGGCTTCAGGCCAAACCAGACGTAGCTTAAGTAGAAGTTCGTTTTCAAACTTCGTTCCTTTAGCTTTGCTTGGATTGGCCATGCCTTTATATTAGCACAAAGGATTCCATCCTGTTGCCATTGACTCAGCAACTCTTCCTTCAGGGATGTCAGGTCTTTCTACTAGGCTTGAGCCTAGGTTGTCCTGTATCTTATCCATTGCCTTGTTGCCTGCGTCGTCGTTGTCTAAGAGCATGACGACGTGGCCCCAGTTCTCTACCTCTTGGGTCCAGTTGTCTCTCCACATTGACGCTCCTGATGGTAGGGACAAGACACTCATTGTAGATGAGTATCCTTGATCGTCTATCCATTTCTGTAAGCACCATAGGTCTGACTCTCCCTCACATATGAGGAGAGTCTCTGAACTAGGGTGAGTTTCCTTCACCCTGTAGAGGCGTGAAGAATAGTTTGATCCATCTACTGAGTACTTGCTCCCAGATGGGATGGATCGTATCTTGATGCCTCTAATGATCCCTTTACTGTCCGTGTGAGGGGCCCACAGGGACGTGGGGGTTAGCTTTACACCATAGGATAAGAGGTTTTCAAGCGTTAGCGTAGGCCATTTGGTAGCTATGAGCTCCCTTGCTTTAGCTTCAGCTTTCATGTCTGGAACAGGCTGGCTGTTAAAGATCTTTCCAAGGTCTTTAAGCTCTTGCTGTTTCTTCCTCTCCATTCTCCTTGGGGAGAATTGTATCCCACCACTCAGGATCTTTAATGCTGAATGGTAGTCTACTTGTAATGCATCCATGGCAAATTTGATAACGTCACCACTCTTGCCTGTGGCATAGCAGTGGTAGTTATCTTTATAGATATGGAGCGATGGAGTGCTGTCGCTGGTGTAGATACTATGTATCTTCTTGCTCCTGTTGGGAGCTTCCCATCCGATGATCTCTAAGCATCGCTCCATGGAGACCGTCGCTTTAACGTGGTCTCTGAGTCGTGTGTCATATCTTTTTGACATTGGTCCTCCATATGATTTTTGTGACAACAGCCTGTTAGAATCTTATCTCACTTATCCTACCGGTGTCGCCATTCCAATAATGTTGTTTACCTTCAGGGTGGATACCTCCACCTGTCCGAGTCTTTAGAAACTGCAACCTAATATCATTATCTAAAGAGTCTCTCAGGTCCTGATTAATCGTAGGGTTCATGCTGGGCCTATACATGCCCAACACAAAGTCAGCTGATTCCTCAGAACCAAACTTACCATCCGTGAGATCCAAAGGTTTATGGCCAGCGTTAGCTTCGCCTCTTTTAACCTGATGCAGAACCACTACAGCTACGTCGTGTTCCCTGCTAAATACTTTAAGCTCTCTGGCAAGGCCTTGGACCTTAGCCATCTGGCTATCAGTAAAAGCTCGGATCAACTCTAGGTAATCAATACAGATCAACCTAGCTGGCTGTTCATGCAACTCTGCATACTTCTCTAGTACTGCTTCCATGTCTCCCACAGTGATGTCTGGATCATCTTCCACCATCAACATAGGATAGTCACGGCAAGTCTCATCAAGAGCACGAGAGCGATTGCCTGCCCTGAGCTCTTTCTCTATCTGCTTGGTTGGTGTGTTTGTATGCACCGATGCTAGACGCTCCATAATGTAGCGTCCGTGCATCTCCAAAGAGAATATAATTGTGGGTACTTGTGGAACATTGACAGCAATGTTAACCAACAACCAAGTCTTACCGACCCCTGTCCTAGCTAGGCAGAACATCAGCTGACCCGGCGCAATCCCCCCATTCGTACGGTCGTCAAAAAAACTAAAGCCAGTGGGAATGCGGACATGATCCGACACTGCCCACTGGCTAAGTTCTTCAGAGACCTCATTGAGGTCTCTTAACATTAGACCACCTTGCCCTGAGCAAGATTAGCTTGGTATTCGGCCTCAAGGTTGAGACCTTTCCATACCCAGTAAGGTGCAGAAAGCTTAGGGTCCTTGCCAGATACTAGCCAGAAGCCGTGCTTGTAGCCCTTGCCGTTAACTACTGTCTCATGCTGTACGTCTTGTGACGTTCCACCATTCATGGAGCTCTTAGGAGTGTTCCATACTTTGTAGTCAGCTGGGTTATGGTAAACCGCATCATGCCATAGGTCTTCAGCTTTAGAAGATCCAGTGATGGGCTTAGGTGGGTTAGGGCTAACATCTTCAGCATTAGGAAATGTTTGTTTGATGTTTGCCACAGCTTGCACTACAGGAGCTACTTGCTCTGCAGTGTTAACTGATGTTAATTGTGGGGCTGGTGTAGATACGCCAAGGTCCATGCGACTAAGTAAGTCGTTATGGATTACTTCAACGGCTATCATATAACCATCCTCATTGCCTGTGCCTGAATAGAGCTCAGCTGCTGCCTTGGCTGCAACTTGTGCCACTATACTGGCTGTTTTTTGGTCCAACATATTTTACCTCCATGGTATCTCATTGTTGGTCTCTAATTTAGAGAACTGTTTGCGTACACTTTTCCGAACTCGCATTCGTTCCAGTAATCACAGAAATTCTTGCTACACCACCAACCTTGTGTGTTGGGAGCGTAAGCGTCCTTGTCCATTAAGTCACCGATTATTTGTGCATGCTTTAGTGTAGCAGTAACTTGCTCGTTCGTGCGTGATTCTTCAAATCTTTCAAAACGTGCATTCGGATCAACTTCTTTACCTCGGCCTGCTTTCTTTGGGTGCCAGCTCAGTACGTCAAAGAAAAACCTTATCGCACTGGGATCTACACCTTCCATGACAGCTCCTGCCCATGTGTAATATGCGGCTTGAGCTGTTTCTTTAGCTGACCATTTAGACTTAGTTGGGAAATCTTTGGACGTTTTAAAGTCAGCGCAAATGAGCTGACCTCTTGGGTCAATCATCCTCAGGTCCATCGTGCCGTGTGCTGTGTGCACACCGTCTGGTAGGAGGATGTCAAAGGAGTCTTCTACTCCTCTGATCTCCCAGTCCATTGGGTAGTACCATTTGTTTTCGTGATACATCTCTATGAGCTGTTCAAGCATCATGATAGAGTGCTCCCTATTGAGGATGAGTTCGTCTTTGTATTTAGTTTGGTTTTGGAATGCCCAATTCATTGACTCAGCTTTCCCTACCTCATCATCAAATTCTTGTATCGTTGCTTCAACGTAGTCTTTGACAGTGAGCTTGGGCACGTTGCCTGTGTCTTTCCGATCGTTGTAATACACTTCCATCCCTTTGTGGATGGCAGTGCCCAACACTCGGACGATTGATGTCCGGTATCCGTAGTCTCTTCCCAGCTTGAGCTGGTAGGAGCACTTCCCGAAACTTCCTATTGTTGATTGTCTGACGATTGCCATTGTTTAATCCTCCTGATTTGTCTTCTTACTTGATAGTAGCTTGCACCTGTGACACTTTGTATCTCTCGGATGCTTAGCTCTTTGTTATGTAGCTCTAAGATCTTTGTCTTTTGCTTAGTGCTTAAGGGATTGGGCCATTTGGGATTCCTAGGAATCGCCATGCCGTGCTCCTTGAGCACCTTGTAAACGAGCGGACGGCTACAGCCAACTAAACCTGCAATCTCAGAGGGGATGAACCCTTCCTGTGCGTATGCTCTTATTTTTTCATGACGTGATTGCATAGTATTATTTTCGTGACAATAGCCCCTCAGTCCACTCTACATAATTCCAAGTGGCTTCGTTGCAAGTTCCAAGATTTTTTCCCAATAAAGGAAAAAGATCTTTTTGTATACGAATAAGGCGACGCTCCGTTTTAGGACCAAAGTCCCCATCAACGGCTATCTTCCTCAGGGCTTTCTGTAGGCGCTTAACTTCTACTCCCTTGCTTCCCTTGCTGAGCACCTCGTACTTCACTGGGGCTACATCAGGGGCGACTCTGGGCTCTAGCTTACCCTGCTCAATAAGGTTCTGGAGCTCTGCCCCCGGACACCTAGTGGCTTTCTTAAGCTCCCTGTGGCCCTTGAGCTTCGTTGCATGAGGGTAATGGGTCCTGATCATGCCTATGACCTTCTTAAGTCCTTCTATGAGCTCTGGCGTGACGGTATTGGATGGTCCCATGATCGCACACACGGCAATGTATTGCCTATTGAGGAAGATGCCTCCATTGGCACCGTTCTCTATGGTCATGCCTCTCCCCTCAAAGATCTGCCCACTCAAATCTACACCGAAATTGTAAGCCAGATCGTACCAGCCCATCGTGTTGATGTGATAGTTCTGGTAGCTACGCCATGTGGCTTCACCGTTCTTGGGTGCTTTAACACCGCCCCAGTGGATACAGATGCCTTTAACAGCCTTGGGCTTTAAAGGCACTCTTCTCTTTGCTGGTAGTGCTTTCCATTGTTCTCTAGTTTTCATATCTCTCCTTAATTGGCGATTGTTGAATGCCCCACGGAGGCACATATGAACTAATACAGGACACGTTCATATGGTGGGAGGAGGACAACCTCATTACCCTCCGTGGGGCAAGACCGTAAGATCGGGGGGATCATTTGGTCATACTCAGCATAGCACCTTGTACAAGGGCCTGTGCTTCATTCGTTTTAAAATACAAAGTATTTCCTACATTGTCAGCGACGATCCACCTGACTGTATCAGTGTCTGGATCCTTCGCTTGATGAAAAGCTTTAATATACTTGTGCTCAATCATCATGTTCAATCCCTCAATCAAATCGTTCTTATTGCTCAAAATAAACGTCCTTGGTCTTTGTCTAGTGTTGTGCAGTGACCGCACAGCACTCTGCCTGTCGGCACGATCTTTGTTACTGATAAGGGCTTCCCATGCGTATCAAACTTACGCCAGCCCTTAACTTCCTGTGAGCTCAATGGTTCAACAGGACGCACTGCCCTGTGACACACCTCACACAAACCCTGTACAGGCACATGCTTATCCGTCACGGCTACTCACTTTTAATTGGTCTGCCATCCTCATGGCATCCTGTTTGAGCCGGTAGACGGCAACGGTTTTATCCCGATGCCGAACTACCCACCCACCACCGAATAAACCTTCAACGGTATAGTCGTCTAAAAGCTCCGGCTCTTGTTTCTCAGTCATAACTATATGATAGCGCATATTTCAGGCTACCGTCACAACCTTCTGGTTTTTCCCACGGTTAGTCTTCCTAAACCAGTGACCTCCCCAGATGCCTTCTTCATTGTCACGGATGGCAGTCTCGTAACAATCTCTCCTGACAGGGCAAGACTCGCATATGCTTATCGCACGCCTCATCTTGGTCCTGTTAGGAGCTCCACCCTTAGGCGTAGGTGGATGAGGGAACCAGAAAGACGTGTCCTCGTTCTTACACGAAGCTTGCTCTCTCCAGCTCATGATGCTGGACCCATGCCAGTTCTAAGCTCATGGGGCTCTGCCAAGCCTACCTTGCACATACACATAGGACACAGGTAGTAATGGATCCCACCACATATCTCACGACGAGATTGCAAAACAACCTCCCTGTCTTCCCAGTGCCATATTTTGGGGTCAAAGACAAGTGCAATATCCTTAAAGCCATCTCTATAGCTTTCCCAAAGCTTTGTTGGTACCTCAGCCTCGTGAGGCTTGTTGCACATCTGACACATCTGGCTCAGCAAAGTCATTTTGACTTCCTCTGGCATATCAAATAATTTATTCATATCATCCTCCTCTTGGATAATCTTCAATAGGATACCGGAAATCTTCCAGCACCTGTTTCTTCCATTTCTTATCGCCATGGAAAAAGACGTAGCGATGCTTACGAGGTCGTGGAACGACCTTGACAGCATCGCCATACTTGTCACGCATTAACTGCGCCCTGTTTGGCTGACCTCGGAACTCGTCTACCACAGATTGACTGTGTAGATGTTCCTTGCCCTCCACTACCATGTCTGTACGCTTAGCGCTAAGCCCAGAGTACAGAAAGTTGGTAGCTTGATACACAACACCAAGGTGATCCTGTGCCGTATCGGCATAGGACACGATGATCTTGTTCTTGGGTAATTGTCTAAGGCTCTTACCCACAAGCCGGCTCGCCTCGTTAGGACGATTGTACTTCAGCACAAGCCTGTTGAGCTCCAGTACGTCAAGCTTGTAGTCATCGCCACAGATACCCTTCCTCAATGTTGATGAGAAAGGAGTACCGTAGGTGACGACACCAACGAGCTCT